TCCTCGATTGGGAAATCAAGTAAATTGGTAAGTCTCCGAGCGATCCGATCTTGGTTGATCTTCGGATGACCATAGATTGCACCACGATCTTGCATGACATCGGTTGCACTTTGTAAGATTTCACTGGCTTTCATTCTTGCCAAAATTCTTGGCGATTGACTGCCCGTCCTCGATGGTATCCCTCACGGAAACCTTTTTGATAATTACCTTGTGCTACATGTGAATAGATCAATCCAACTAATAAAGGAAACAGCAGTAAAGCTGCCCCGATAATCTGATTGTCAGTCATCTTGCTCCTATCGCACCAGCGCCCTCGGCTGGTGACAGGCTTAGTGTTGCACAGCCCTGCGACTATTTGTGTTTAATTTGATAACGAAATGATAACGATTCTGCCTCATCGACTGCATCGTCAATAGTCTTACGGACAGGAAAGATGTCTCTAACGAGGTCGTCCATAAACTTTCCCATTCACAATAAATGTGCCATTCTTTTCTATGTAGATTAAATCGACTTGGACATTCTTTCCATGCACATAAATAATCGAGAACGCCTGCTGCCAGTTGAAAACCCCATGCGTATAATGGGCACGATTTACTTCCATAATGTGCCCACTTTCGACACCATGCAGGATACGCCCTACGCGGCCCCCAGAGGCCTCTGTGAACGATGATCTCCCAGCCCTGTGCGTGTGACCACTAATTGTACTCTTGCCTCGCCTACGGGCCCCTTCTAAGGCCGATAAGCCCCCTTGTGGCTTGATCGGTGTGTGATCGCCATGAACTGCAATCCAATTCGGCGCAATAGGCATTTCATCACGCCAAAACTTAATCCCTAGTTCATCTAATTTTAAGAATTTTTCAAAGCGCAGCTCAGGCAAAGCCCCTAGTGCTGGAATCTTGCTACTTATTTGATTGTAAAGTCTGTCTGTGTGATTACTACGGATCATGTCCGTCACACCTAGTTCCCAGAGAATGTCCACTGTCATGTCTCGGTTGTCGCCTAGAGTCTGAGCGAACCAATCGGCTCGGCCTTCACTCCAACGGCCCAGCTCTGTCATGTCCATTTCGTCACCAAGGGTAACTGTCTGGTCTGCCTTAAAAGTACGAGCGAAGCGAATCAGGTTATTGGTGACATGCGCATCATGTAGAGGAATTTGCATGTCTGGAATTACCAGAATTTTCTTAATCGTCATCCTCATCTTCGTAATCGCCGAACCTTTCTGGTTCGACTGGAGATGGCAAGATCCAAGCTGGATAAGACTGAGGCTCTGTGATCATAAACAAAGCAATAGACTCAGGAAATCCAGCCTTCTTTAAGGATTTGTAGAACTCATGCAACCCAATGCAGTAAGCATCGAGTGGAGAATAACCCTCATCTACTAACTTGTTAGTTGCTTTTCTTGCCATAGGATAATTGTCACTTCTCTAGTATGCGAAGGATGGTTTCGACACGCGCCTCAAGCAAATTGATTTGATCACGCATCGATGAGCCACCATTATTTTTTAATTCGCTTAGGTAGTGCTTTACTAGCCAACGCACCGAGCCAATAAACGAACCAATAACGGTCGTAGCAGCAACAGCAATTGCCGCCATGTCCTGCGCAATCATTATCGTTTAGGTGTGGCATAACCGAACACGCCTGATAGTACTGACCACAACACTGCTCTGTAGTCTAAATCGAAATTGGTTGCTGACCATGCTGCTAAGAAGGCTCCAGCTGCAAGTACGATTGGATTCTTTAGATTCATTATTCTCCGCCTAACATAGGTATTTGATAAAAAACCCCATCATTTGCAGCTTCTTTCTTAAAGCTAAAATGAGCGTGCCTGTCGTGTTTGTTTTCACCTCTGTACTTTCGCCACTTCCAATTAAGGATATGCGAGCAGATCCGTCCATCGAATATGATGTAAGAAATACGGTTCTCTTTTTTAGACTTGCAAGCGAGACGAATCTGATCAACCAAATAGGGCATGTCGTCTGGTTTTGACCTTGGGTGCAGATCCCTGTCGCAGTCGTAGGCATGTACCCAGCCATTCTCATCAGGATTATGGTCTGACTTACGCGCACGATGTTTTGGGTCAGAGTAAGCCCCTGAGTCACTACGCCTATCTCTATTTGAGTAGGAATCATCGATCTGCTCACGAAGCTGAATCGCCGCTTTGCTAAGTCTTGGCTTCATTACCCTAGAAGGATTGCCGCTTCATCGGCTGTAAGTCCAAGACGATCAAGGATTGCTTGGCGAGCATTAAATTTAGATTGCTGTTCTGCTTTGTGAGATGCAATTTCTTTTTCTCGCTCCAATTTTTCTTTTATCTCGGCAGCAGTTTCATCTTGTTCAAGAACTGTAATTTCATTATTTTCACAGTTTATTTCTGAAACAATTTGTTTAGTCATTATTTTGCTCCCCATAATTGAAATGTTCCTGATAAAGTTCCACTTCCAGCTGTACGCACTACCTGCATACTAGAAACTGCACTTGATTGATTTAGATAACCCTGAGTAAGTTGCCATTCCATTCCAGATGAACTTGTGCCAGATTGAGTAAAAATGTTTTGATTATAGAATTTTTTGCCTGTTGAAGAAATGTCAAAAATAATCATTTCACCTGATGATGTCGTATCATTTGAAGCAAGGGCTAAACCTGCGCTAGTTCTAGCTGCGAAACTTGAGTTACCGTAAGATGAACTGCCTACGATTGAAACTCTGCGCCAATAATAATTCGAGCTTGAATCACTATTTATTCTTGTTGAATATTCTGTTGCGCCCCCAGTATCAGAAGTTGTAACATTATACCAAACCATCTGCAAAGATTTATAGCTTGATGATATAGAATTGAAACTCACTGTAGAAACTGCTGAAACTGTTTGAGTTGCTATTAAATCTAAACCACCTGCAACGGCTGCTGCTGCCCATTTCAATCCTGTAACTTCGGCGCTGTCTGCTGTAAGCACTGTGCCATTTGCGCCAACCGAGAGACGAGATGGTGTATTAGCTGCGGAAGCTGAAACTATCGATCCTTTGGCTGTCGGATTGAGAAGATTGAGAGTGCCATTAGTATCATTGATGTCGCTCGCGGAAAAAACATCCCCGTTCGCGTAACTAACCTTTGTTGGGAATCCTACTGCCATGATTGAGTCTCCATTGTCCTATTCTAGTACATTACATCAAGTAATGGTTCTTGTGTCGTTAAAACTGTTCTCCAAGTATTAGGCGTAATGCTGTGGCTTATGCCCTGACATTGAAGTGTTTTGACAATGGTAGTGCCAGACACATTCACATTAGTGATTTCCATTGTGTCAAAATAGTCAATATCTAAAGCTGCAATTATACCCGCTCCATAAGCAAGCGTGACTAAATCCAGAGTAATCGATTCTATTCTGATGGTAGTGTCTTTACGGGTTGTAACATAGGCAGTGGCTAAGGCAAGGGCATTGGCATCTGTCTGCATGAGCATATTTTCGGCTGTAATTGAATGTAAAAAATAAGCCCCTACAGATGTTGCATCGGAGAAAGTCTGAGCTGTGCCGCCTATGCGTGTAACTGTAGCTTGATTTACAATTGTCTTATCATCATGGGCAAAAGTAATACCTGCATAATTTATATCTGTTGATCCCGTAGCATTTGAAAACTCTGTAGGCGTGGCTGACTGTGCATCATAAACATATTGACGATTTTTAAATACAGCATTTCCAGCCTTGTCAATATAAAAAGCCCCCTGCTCGGTAAATTCAGCTGTTTGAATGGCTGCAAGGGCTGTACGCGTGGTAGCGGGGTCAGCAACGCAGGTAGTATTACCTGTTTGTATAGATCGCTGACTTGAAGGCCAACCAATCGTGTCCAAAATTTTTCCAATACGGGTGCCAGTATCTTGACCTACTGCTTGACCTGTGACGGTTGTCACATTAGAATTAAAGAGTAACTTAAAACCATCTGAGCAAATTAAATCGACATAACCAATTTCTTGATCTTTAGGGTAGGTATAAAGATACTCAGTAATGTAACCCTTAAAAATTGCATAATTTGTAGAACTATAAGTTGCTGAAATTTGAATAGATCGCAAAGGTACAAGATTTGGATAGTACGGACTAGATGTGTTTTGTGGATTCCAGTCACCTGTTTTATCAAGGATACGCACTGTGGCTGAGGCAGAAAGGTATTTGTCTTGAAATAAATTGCGTTCTTTACGAGTATCAATCTTAGAAACTTGATTAGATACATCTATAATAACAGGAGCAGTTGAAGCAAATTCAGCAAAACCTAGCCTTGATGATCCCAAAATAAAAGACTCACCGAATGAGGCTCCGCCTGTTAAGTTTATTTTAACTATAGGAGTTGCTGGTAATGCCATTAGTACACCGTACTGTAATTAACCGGTGTACCAGAAGCCTGTTGTGCGTATAGCCCCTGAGTAATAGCTGCTACTAGATCGCGCTCTGTTGTGACTGAACCTGTGACATTGACGATGACAGATGTGTTACTGCCACCTGCTAAACCTGATGCGCTCATCTGATTAAACATTCTTGCAGCTTCTGGGCCTTCTACATAAGTTCCAGTCAAGCTAGATCCAAGAGATCCTGCTGGCAATAACTGGTCAGCCATTTGACCATCGATCTTGCGTTGGATCTTAGCCTTAGCCTCTGCCAGTATGTCGTATCTTGCCTGTTGCTCTGGAGTAAATCCAGTCTGTGCCATTGGGCTTATTTTGGCTAACTTAGCAAGTTCCATAGCCATCTGTTGTAATGTTGAAAGCCATGCAGTAAATGGATTCTGAATGTCATTAAGACCAATCATGTCACCGCGAAGTGCAGCTAACTTCTGAGCATTGGCAACCATGCTATTAGCAAGGGTTGCTGCTGCTGTTATGTTGCCTTCATTGATCGCAGCCTCTAGGTCATAGATGTCTTTCTTTAAGGCTACACGAGCCTTTTCTTCTTCTGTCAGTTTACCTTGTGCAGCAGCGGCTAACTGGATACCTTCTTCATCAAATACCTTTTTGCCTTGCGCGAGAACTAGAGCAGCCTTATCTAAGACTTCTTGCTTCTTCTTTTCAGCTGCTATCTGCTTCTGAGTTGCTGACAATTTCTTGGCATTAGATAACTGGGTTGCCCCTAGTTTAGTAATCTTTGTTTCACTAGTAAGTTGTTGTTGTCTAGCCTTATGCTCATTCGGGTTGTAAGTGCCTCTGACTTTGCCAGCCTCCCGAAGCATTTCAAGGTATGAGCCAAGAATAGGAATCATGCCAACATTAAAGTCACCCAAGATTGGAATGTCATTTAACTTGCTTGCTAAAGTTCCTACGCCACGAATAACATCTGCGATGTAAGTTGCTGTGGCCTTCATGTTATTTGCTAGGTCAGCAGCAGATGTGTTTTCACCTAGATTAGTTAAAGCATCAATAAGGCCAGTACCGATAATTTCAGAGGCATTGGCTGCACCTACTGAAAGGATAGCTAGTTGGCCAGAGAAAGTCTGTGTAGCAGCTGAGGCAGAGCCAGCAAATGTATCTGCTAGCTGTGTTGTGATTTCTTCAAAAGATTTAGTCTTTAGATCAGCCTTGCTAAGTCCTACACCTAAGCGAGTAAGTGCTGTGTTGTTACCTAAGTATGCACGACTCAATGCCGTAGTTACAGAATTAACATCTTTCCCAGTCGAAGCACTTATGTCCAGTGCTAGGTTTAGAAGTCTTTGGCTCTCGGCAGAATTTTGTGTGGCGATCGCTAGTCTCTGATACGCAGGCCTTAAAAGGTCATCAAGAATTCCGAATTCAGTCTCAAGCCGATTTATGTACTGCTCAGTGCTAGCAGCATCTCGCTCTAGTCCGACATTCTTTAATGCTAGGGCTAACTGTTGCTGTGCCTTCTGATCATCAGCAGCAGCTCTAACAGACTTCTTTGCATAGTTCAAAACAGCGGCAGTACCAAAGGCTAAACCAAAAGTGCTGGCAAGATTCTTTACACCTCTGTTTAATTTGTCGGTCGCGGTTTCAGCTTGCTTGAACGCTTTTTTGCCGGTGAACTCGGTTGCTATGTCAATTTTTACATCGGCCATGATTAACCTTTCACTTTAGCAGTTGCATTAAGTTTTGCAGCAGATGATTCGATTGCTTTGATTACTGCTGCGTTAGCCTTGCCACCATCTTCTTTCCATGCTCTAAAGATTGCGCGGCCTCTCATCTTACGAGATGCACGACCTGCTTGACCTTGCTCACGCTGGTAAGCATCGACTATTCTGCCTGTGTTATTTAATGCATCAATGAACTGCTGACCAGCATAAGGGTTATTGCTCTTTGATTGGTCTTTAGTTCCTGATCTAATTGTCTTTCCAAAATTAGCATTGGTGCGTAATTTAACTTCATAAGCAGGTGCTTGCCCTCGGCCTTGAGGATTCTTTCGACCAGCAGTCTCATACAAAGATCCAGCAGCAGAAGCATTAACAATTCGAGCTAGAGAACGAAAGCCTGATCTGTTTGGTTTTGATGGTGTTGTCTTGTAACCAATGCCACGCTTAGCCTCAGATGTTGACCATTGCAATCTTTCCCATGATCCTTTGCTAGGCATACCCCAGCCAGATAGCGGAGCGTTTGAAGGAATAAATCCTCTAGCCTTTGCAGTGATTGGCTTAAGCGCTCCAGCAATTTCTTTTTGTGTTTCTTTAGCCAAGTCTGGAGCAAATTGTCTTAAAGCCTTGCGAAGATTAACGGCGCCTTTTAGTTGTGCTGGCATCTCTAATCTCCTTTGCTTCATCTCGTAAGCCTTCAAGTAACGCATCTAGCATTACTTTGTCTAACTCTAATAAATGTTGTGGCGCGATCCCTAACCTTATGCTTAGCCTAGCAATAAGGTAGGTGAGTGGTAGATCGCGCTTTAAGCTAAAGGGTCGGAATCAAGCACCTCAACATTTTTCAATGTTTCGATGAAGTCCATCCCAAATGGCTTAACAGTCTCACCTGACCTGCGTGTGACTTCCCATGCCAACCAATAAACATCGCTTTGCTTTTCCTCATCGCGGAAAGCCTTATGAAAACCCTTTTTAGCGTACTGCTCGAACGCATACTCCACTGCTGGAGTAATCTCGCCTTCTAATACACTTCCATCTTGTCGAACGATCTTTAGTTTTGCCATGTTTAGCCCCTTTGTTTAATTGTTTAGAATGTGCCTGTTGTTGCTACTGCAACTGTTGAGTTAGCAGTAAATGTGATTGACTGTGTGCCAATGTCTCCAACAGCACCGTTGATGTCTGTTGTGTTATTGACTAGCAAAGATACAGTGTAGAGAGGGTTTGTAGCAGATACTGCTGTTCCCTTTGTCTGTAGGAATACAGCTGTGACTGTTGTTCCCCATGCAGCCTGTAGTGTTGCCAATACGTTTGCTGCTGCTGTGTCGTTTAGGAAGTCGATAGTTACTGTTGATGACTCTAAGCCTTTTACGAACTTGTGTGATGAGTCACCCATAGCAGTTACTTCTAGTTCATCGAATACTCGGTTAATTGTTACTGCTGTGACATGGTCAGAAAGATCAACAGAGTTAATCTTCACACCGACCAAATTGTTCAAGAATACAGCCATGAGATTATTCCTCGTCTTTCTTAGTAGTTACTGGCTTTGGTGCTGATGGTGCTGCCTGCCCGATTTTGATCAGGAAGGCTTCGTTTTCTTTTTCCCACTCGGACATGTTAGCTCCAACTCGTAAGGATGTTTATGGACATCTCGCAGCTGAGTAGGTCACCCGAAGCAGCGTTGAGAATACTAGGTGCGCTTATTGCGCTTACATTATAGGTCAAAGATGATGCAGCGAGCTTAGCAAACACGCCACAGACTGTATCTTCAATACCGTTTAGGTTACCTTCATTGTCAAACAAAGGCACAGTCATAATAATCTTAAAATTAGCCATAGGGCTAATAGTGATGTGCTGGTTATTGCTAGGTGTCAGATAAGGATCATCTGGAGAAACGATTACAGAGTTAGCAAGAACAGTTGCAGGCGGAAAGGCAAATGTCTGCCACTTAGTATTATCGACTAATGCTGTGGCTAATGTTGTGCGAAGGGTAGTAACTGCAACTGGCATTATCCCACCATCGAGCGAGGGTCTAGTGCGTGTGCGATCAATCCTCGCACCTTAGCGAGAAGCTGTGCGCTCA